GTTGATAAAGATAACAAAGAAAAGATGGCTATTATAGTTAATATATATATCAAAGGTACTCAGGAAGAGAAGTGGCTTAAAGAGAAACAAAAAGATCAGAAAAGAGCTATTCCTATAAATACCATTGAAGAATTAAAAATAGAGAAAGACGTACGCGCACTCACCTCTGGGCGAAAACGAAAAGTTATATTCCCGTAATCCCCATTTAGATAGCGAAGCTGGGGATCGGAATCACCTAAATAACCATAGACCGGACGTTCCCGCGCCAAATCCGCTGGAAGATTTTTACCCTTCCTAAGTTTTTGATATTCGGGGGAAGCCGATAAATTATTACCGCTCAAACGTTTTTCCCAAATATCCCGAGGACCGTCTTTCACCGGGCTTAAATTACCTTGGGAAGTGGCCGCCTTTCCTAATTCAAATTGATTTTTAAACCTACCATTTTCCAATAAATCGTTATACGCAGCGCTATCCTTCCCCATGTTTGTGTTCATTTGTAGGGGTATCCGCCCGTTTTTTATATCCGCCGTTACCTGATCAGACAACGCATGTAATTCATCACGGGTGAAATAATCATCTATCGTATCATCTAAACCAACCGGAGTATGACCTAAGAAACGTAATGCCACGTCATCTAACTTACCCAATTCTCGAATATAATTTAACGTCCCCTGTTGAGCCTCTGTTAAAGTAGGCGTTTCTGCGGGGGGAGTTACTACGGGGGCCGGTTCCACTACCGGCTTCTGAACTTCTTTCACATGATAAAAGAGTATACAACGACACTGGATAATCTCTTGCGCCGCCCCATTAGGGTCTCCAGGGTACATGAGCTTACTCATCCCCACGTCAAAAGGTTCTTCCTGGCCCCGCGTCTGCCCGTCTGCTGCGGCGTGGGAAGGTCGGGTACGTTTATCTATCGTAGCCGACCAGACCCGCTCCATATCAACCCCCGTACCCTTGGCGGCGGTATCCAAGGAGCGGGACAAAGCAGTATGGGTTTCCGTCCGGGCTATTACTCGGGAGCGGGGAGCGTTTCGAATTGGACTCAACTCCCGTATCACTCGGGCAATCTCCGCGTCCGACTTGCCCTGAAGAATAGCCTTATTGATAACGTCCCGAAGTTGGGCTTTAGTCCGTTCATCAACTTTCTGGACCTTTTCCGCCGCGTGGGACCGAACCCATTGGCCCGTATTCCCCCAAAAGATTTCCCTGAACGTCTCTTCCGCTTTCCGGTTGAAGTTGGAGACGTTTTTCTGGCTTTCCTGCCATCCGCGCTCCCAGACCTGTAGAGCGGCCTGGGCAACCCGCACTAAGTGCCGCCTCAGTGTATCCCGCAATGCCGAGGACTGGGAATCGACTGCCCCCGATACTGTGAAAATACCCCGTTCGACTTCGGAAGCGGTTCGTTTCCATTGCCGGCGCAAAATCTTCTGTATAGCCTTGGCCCCCGGATTCTCCAGGGCGACCATAAGCCGGATTAATTCCCGGTGGGCTCTTCTCCGGCCGGCAATGGAAACGGGGTCGATCATTTTAGCTGACGTACCTCTTGGCCATCCAGCCCATGACTACGAGGGCCGAAGCGGCGGCAATTCCGTTCCAGTAATTTCCCAGTAGGTACCCGGCCGTGCCGAGTACGGCGAAGGTCCAACCGCCGAACTTTACCAGGTCCAGGTTTCGAATGAACTTTTTCATTTACAACAACCCCCCTTCGGCCGGTCCTTCCGGGACTTGTCCTGGGGGACGTTACCCCTGCGGTCCAGCGGCGTGCTATTGGGCTTGATTGCCTTATTCTCCGGACTCTTCTTCATCATCTTCATTCCCTTCGCTTTCTTCCCCTTCGTCAATCTCGGTGCCCAGGGGGATTAGGGTGGCCGGTACCAGGATACCGTCACCATCGGGCACCTTGTCGTACCCGGCCAATTCCCGTTTCTCGTTGATGGTTAGAAAATTCGCTTTCTCCGCCCGGTCCCATTGAGCCGTTCTTTTCGGACCCAACGCCGGTATATTCTCCAGGGAGTAATCCACTTCCACGTTGGCTTCGTTGGGCCGGATAAGCCAATTAGTAAACTCACCCTTGTAATAATCCAGATACCAAGTAACGGTATCCTCCCAGAAAGACAACCGGGCTTCCGCGTAGTTGCTGTAAGTATTGTCGCCGGGTATACCCAGGAGCATTGGGGGGACGCCATAGCCTAAACAGATTTTCCGGGCCATCTCCCGTCCGCCCTCCACAAAATCCAATTCCTTGGGGGAAAGGGCGTAGGGGTGGGCGGAACCTTTGGACCCCGAGATTATCAAGTTGCGCCCAGCGTTCTTGCTCCCGGTATGCTTGGCATATTTCTTTTCGATTTCCTCCAACTGGTCGTCACCAATATCATCCTCAGTAAAGATAACCATGCCCGGACGGCCTTCGTTATCCATGAGGGCCTTGTTCCATTCGGCCGACTGGTTGGCTATATCTATTTCCCGCGCCGTGGCTTCGGTCGGGCTGGCCCCCCACCAATCGTTAGTCGGATGGAAATTCTTGAGGTGGAGAAGGTCGGCTTGAAGCGTCACCGGGTCCACCTCGAACCGGGTTGGAGCTTCCCCGCCAATCGAATACTCGTAAGCTATTAACACGCCGGTCTTATCG